GCTTGCCGTTAATGTTTGTGTACGCAATTCAACGGTCCACAGGTTAATGCCCCTGTTAGCCCATTCCGCCAACAGAAGGTTCAAGGACCGTCTTGCTGATTTTAAGTCATAACCCGAGCGCGCGTGTAATCCGCATCTCTCAAAGGCCTCTTGTATGACGTCATCAACATCTAGGTCAAAAGCGTTAGTACCCGAAAGTGCCATCTAGGTTACCCTTTTTTCGTTTTCTTTACAGAGCCACCTTTATTGTATTTTTTTACGGTACCACCTTTTTTATAAATCTTTTTCTTTGGGGGTCTTCCTTTTTTACTTCCGTATGTTCCTGGACCTTGTGGCATTTTGCCTCCTTTTGATATTTGTTTAGGTATCGAGGATCTCGATATCATTTATTAGTATGATTTTCTTAGCTGTAATACAACAGTATAATGATCTAAATTAGTGTGACCACTTGTTGTTAAATCAATATCACCATCAATTCCACTCCCAGCATTATTTTTAATGCCACCGAATGATCTGAAATCCATGTGACCTGAAACATTTCCTGCTGCTGCGCTTCCACCTACAACTGCTGCTACAACATTTGTTGTCGCATTCCATTCCAAAGCTACACGCATACCTCCAACATCGTACCAAATTTGTTCAATATGAACTCGTGCTGGAGTTTCTCCTGCTGAGTTAGCCGCTAAAGCTGAAACATCAACTTTTTTAACTGAACTTTCTCCATTACCATCTGATAAGTTTGTGAATTTCATGACAGCGATTCTATCGCCATCAGATAAAGTTTGACTTGTTACGGCATCTGCCATTTTTTCCTCCTATTGGAGAGAGGGGACTTTCGTCCCCGCTCCGTTAAAGTTTTTATTTTATATAATACCAGTAAGGTTAATTAACGAATAATCAGTAGTTACATTAACAATCATAACTGTACCAATTACTTGTATAACATCACCTGCAGCCGGTCCAACAGCACCAACAGCACCTAATGGTACTGCGTGGTTACCTACGACTAAAGTTCCTGAAGTTAATACTGTAGCTGGTCCTGAAACTGCAAACCAACCATAATAGGCTGCTGTCATGTCTACAACTGTGACACCCATTGTTGCGCCTGTAGTTGTAGCAGCTTGACCAATTAAAGCACTAAGTGGATCAGCAATTAATGTTACTTTTGAACTTGTTGTTATAGCTGTTAATAAATCATCATAACAAGTAACTGCAAGAGTTGGATCCCCTGAATAATCATGAGCATCATGAGATTTTATTCTAAGGCTTTGACCTTCACCAGCTGCGTCATTGACATAAAGATATCCACCCGCATATTGATCTTCTGTTACATCAGTACCAGCAGTTTCTACCGAAATTGCAGTTTCACCAGCAGCGACACCAGCAGTTGGGGTTAAATCAAAGTGATGCGCTATTGAAGCAGCGTGAGTTACACATTTACCAGCTGTTACTGCAGCTGCACCCATTTTACCATAACGATAAGTTGTATTACCGTAAAGTAATTGACTTCCTAAAGGAAATAACTGACTTGAGCTTTCAGAGAATGGATCAACAGTATTCTCCGGGCTTCCGCCTTTACCAACGATAAAGTCAGATGCTGCATAGCCAGTTGCTGCTGTGTACTTTAGGTGTGTGCCTTGTAATTTGCCGTATTTCGTTTCAGCACCAGTAGATGAATTAACAGTAACGGATACAAATCCGTTCGTGCTTTTCGATCTTACTGGTCCTGTAAAAGTTGTATTGGCCATTTTAAAATCCTCGTAGTTAAATCATACCGTCGCTTCTACGATCGTCTGCTAGGTCAGTCGGTACAATTGGTTAAACCCAGTTGTAATATGGGGCGGACAAGCCGCCCCATAAGTATTAATTAAGCTCCTGGTGAGCCAAATATTCCACGCCAGTCAGACCAGCCGAAGCTGTATCTTTCTCTTGCTTTGTATTTAACGTTGCCAGTTTCGAAGTCCCCTTCCATTTTAGTGGAAACGGGCGTTCTTTGGAAATGCTTCATGCCGTTAGGAGCATCGGTTTTAATGAACCACGCGTCAGTATCAGTTAAATAATTATTAACTACATATCCTTGCGGGATCATGCCCATGCTTCTGTTAGCATTAATGTCATTATCTGCAGTAGCTGGCCTTAATTGCGACTTCATCAGTCTCTCGGCAGTAAATTGAAGATTAACTGGAATAATCATTTTTGTGCCGTTAAGAGAAATTTTTAATCCCCTATCGTCTTTCATTCCAGCAATATCAATTAGAGCTTGCTCAAGAGAAGTCTCGTTAAGATCCGCAGCAGTTGATAGCTCGTTCTTGACGTTTCCGCCAGTGGTAACGTGGGCTGTAGAGAAAAGCTCTAAGCCATCGCCCCCTGTATAAGAACTGTTAAATCCTCTATTGAGAACATTAGCAGATTTTACTTGCTTAGCATTCATCATAGAACGTGCTAGTGCTTTGGTATAACGAGAACTGATTTTGTCGTAAAGGTTGTCCTCTACAGCTTCCTCAGTAATTGCAAAAGCAAGTGCTATAGTTTCGTGAGTATAGCGGGCAGTAAAAGCTTCAGTCGCATCGTCGAAATTAACTGATGTTCCTTCTGGTTTTACTGACGCTGTTCCGAAACCGGATAGCATTACTTCTTCTTCGAAAGCACGATCAGAATTTTCAGTGTCGAAAATTTCTGTGTGCTGATTGTCGTAGCGGTCGTACTCCAAACCAAACAGCGCGTTAAGGCCGGGCTCGAGTTCTTTGACCAATTGTGATCTAGATATAGCCATTTAAGCCTCCTTACGCTATTGTTGCAGACTGCAAGTAGAAATGCAAGTCTTGTGAAGGTACAACATATGCATTTGCATTTGCTGTACTTGTATCACTGTTGTCTGGGTCCTTAGAGATCCCAATTTGTTTCCATTGGCCTGTGGTATCATTAGAAGAAGTATCAATTTCCTGTGTTGATATACCAGTTTTAGTGCTTCCACTTACTCCTGTTAAATCAAAACCAGCAAAATTCAATGTTTCTACTCCTGTACCATCATGTTGTCCTTCGAAAACAATTTGTGGATCATCATAAACATAGGCTTCAATATCCGAAGCATTTACGTCTGCTGGATAGTATTTACCCCATGTTGGTTTTCCCGTAGTTGGATCCGTATATTGACAACCATAGAAGACACCTAGAAAAATAGCATTAGCTGCTACAGTTTCTATGGTACCCGCATTCACGCGCGTTACCATCTGGCCTCTATAAAGGGCAGTGTCATAGTTGGTTGTTATTCTATACGTATTATTACGGATTTCGCCGCCACTAAGATGTCTTACGGGCCTGAACCCGAAAGCTGCGTCTTGGTTGGCCATCGTTTTATCCTTTTTTAAAAGGTTAAGTTTTTTATTCGATGGACAAAAGAGCTAAAAAATTAGGTCTTTCGGTTACCACCGAAGGTTACACGACTTTGCCGATCAGGTTTACTGATTGGCATACTGGGATGCTGATCCTTCAATAGATCGTTTTCTATTGCGTCGTCTCTATCCTGCGTTCTTTGCGCAAAATAATCCATACGTTCTTGCACGATTTCTTCCGGAATCTTTGCCAGTATTAATCCCCCAACTCCAATAACGCCTTTATATTTACCTTCCTGTATAGTTGGATAGTCAGCTTCATGGGCATCGCCTCTTACGAGTTCGAAGCCTTCTCTCAGCCTGGCCGATAAATTTTTATTATCTTCTTGACCTAGAGTTTCTGATCTTATCCATCTGTGTCTGAACCCAGCGGGTGCAGGTGGCGCGTCTAGAGATGACGGTGGTGCCCATGGTTTCCTTCGAGTCGTTTTGTCTCGGGATTGGACAGCGCGTGGAGTCTTATTTGTAACTTTTAATTCATTATCCATATGCCTACTCCTTCACGTATTTCGCATATTCTTCAAGTGGCACACCTAATTTTTTAGCAATCGCTACTTGTGATGGTGTGAGCCTCACAGTCTTGCGTCCAGTTCCTGAGGTTCTTGAGGCGGATGCAACTGTCTGAACGGGTCTGCTGCCTGCCTTTTCTCCCCCATTAAATTTATGGGGAAATTCCTCGCGAATGCGTTTGTTAATTTCCTCGT